GAAATAATTTATGAATTTCTAAATAAAGATGGAGATATGAATGTCAAATGTACAATCAGAACATGAAGACAACGGATTTGATGCGTATTGGGAACAGTTCAATAACGTAGATGTCTTGAAAGCATTAGCAAAAGAGATCTGGGACGACGCATTCAAAGCAGGTGGAAAGAAGCCTTGGTTTAGTCTAACTAAGGAACAAATGAAGGCGATTAAGGAAATGGAGTTTGGTGAATAATATGGCAGATTTTTATTTAGGTATTGATCCAGGAACTTACGGCGCGTTAGCAGTGCTTGACAAAGGCGGCTCTATTGTTGACATATATGACATGCCGACTCTTGAGTATGTATCAGGCAAGTCCAAAAAGCAGCGTGTAAACCCGCAGGCAATTTGTGCTGAACTACGCTTATTTAAAACGCAATCAGTAGAAGGTATGATTGAGCAGGTAAACGCGATGCCAGGACAAGGCGTAACGAGCATGTTCTCATTCGGTCGTGCGCTCGGTATTTTAGAAGGCACACTGGCAGGTCTTGATATCCCCTATACCCTCGTCACACCGCAAGTGTGGAAAAAGGCTATGGGTGCAAACGCATCAAAAGACGGTGCTCGGGAAATGGCAATGCGACTCTGGCCATCAAAGTCTGAATTGTTTAAGCGTAAAAAAGACGATGGTAGGGCTGAAGCCGCGCTATTAGCTCTTTATTTGCTCAGGACTAGGAATGGAAGATAAACTCAAAGACGCTCACACTGCAATCATGGCTAGCGGAGTTTGGATTTGTTTTGAAAAACAACCTACAATCAAAGAAGTTGATGATGCTCGTAGATTGTTGAATCAATTAACTGATGAATTAATAAAGGAGAGGCTAGATGCTAACTCGGAAATTAATCCCTCGCAGGAATAGAAGTCCGCTTGAGACTAGGCGACGACAGTCTCGGCATGAAGTGTTAAATAGATTTAACTTTTTGCGGGCTACTATTTCAATGGGTAGATATAAACCTTGGAGATGGTGGCAAAAGAAAAAACCAGCTTACAGAATATGGGAGTATAGAAATGACTGAAATAAAAAGATCAGTGCATTCAACTTTGAATGTAAGTTGCAGAAATGCAGATTATGCTGAAGGTGTAAAAGATGGGGTTATTTACACTTTGAGCAATTTATTGCATGAATGTGACGTGGTAATTAGAGTTATGCCTTACGTTGAACATTATGAATCTGACGAAAATTATGATTATCGAGTTAGGGCTAGATTTAGTGTCCGTGAAAAACGACAAGGTACAGAACGCGGAAGATGGATAAAAGATTTCAGCGCGTATTACGAAGAACCCATTCATAAAGAACCGTATGAGGAAGAAGTAGGACTAACGCTTGAAGGCGTAGCCGTTACAGTAAGCACTTCTGGCACCACATTTAAAGTTGAGCCTGCAAAAATATTCAAAAAATGGATAGATAATCCTTTGTTGACTGATAACGGGCAAACTGTTGGACAAAGGCAAAGAGCATGGTTACACGAGAAGTTAGATTCTTTTATTGATTCAAAATTGGAGAAAGCAGACAATGGCAACTAAAAAGCAACCCGCAGTAAAAGTAGAAGCACCAAAGGTTGAAGAACCTAAAGAGGAAGTAGTGGAAGTTGTTAAGGCGGAAAAGCCTAAGCAGACTGAAGCTGAGATCCGTAAAGAGATTGAAGACTTAACTATGCAGGGTCGTGATGCACCAATGACTGACCAGATTTACGGTATAGTGAAACCAGTGCCAAAGGATCCAACAGATATTCTACCTGAACCTAATGGGTTACTGCAGGGAGTAACCGATCCTCTACAACGCTTTATCAATATGTACCAGCCAGGAGAGTTTGTAATGCGTCAGAACTTCCGTAAACACCTGCTTCAAGTTTTAGAAGACTGGAAAGAAAATGGATCATCAGAAAGTTTATGATCATCTAATTCAAAAAGCTGTTTTACGTGAAAATATGAACGGCTATTTTGAGCGGCACCATATTATACCGAAATGCTTAGGGGGTTCTGATGATAAAAATAATCTAGTAAAATTAACAGCTAGAGAGCATTTTATTGCTCATTGTTTATTAGCTCGCATTCATGGAGGAGTTTTATGGCATGCTATTATTCAATTTAAAGATTCAAATAGGTATTTTAGTTCTAGATTATATGAAAACGCTAGAAAGAAACATGCTATTGAAATTTCAAAGAGATTAAAGAATATTCCTAGACCAGCTCAATCAATTAGGCAAAAAGGAGTTAAACGACCTGATGTATCAATCCAGATGCGTGGTAATACTTACGGAAATAATTTAAAAGGTTACAAACATTCACCTGAATTTGGCAAAGCTATTTCAATTAGACAAAAAGGTAAAAATAATCCAATGTTTGGCAAAAAGCTCACGCCAGAACATAAACTTAAAATAGCCGCTAGTATAGCTAAAAATAGATTTGATAGAAAATGCATTGCTATTAATACATTGATAAACAGTATTTTTATTTAAAAGGAACTAATTATGAATTCAAATTTTGTTTGGACTGCTGCAGGTACTGACATTACAATCCGCTGGAAAATGAATGGTTGGATTCCGCCGTCAGAACTTCAAGAGTATAGAGACAAGTGGAAGTATTATCAAGAACTTCCACTCCGCTCGTTGGATGCCAACGCTAAGGAACAATACGAATTAGTTCTAAAGCGAGCTAAAGTAGCACGCATCAGATAATTATTGCCAATAGCCTTTAGCTTTTCCAGCTTCATAAGCTAGAGGTGCTCCAATAGCCAACCCCGTACCTATAGCTTTTGCAGGTGGGTATGGGGTTAGGCTAGCGAGACCACCTAATCCACCTATAGTGTGCGCAACACCTGCAGCTGTACGACCTTCTGGAAAGTCTTTTGCAGCCTCATATAAATCATATGCTCCAGCTCCACCTGTAATTGGACCAGCTAACTTTCCACCAACCCATTTTGCACCGTTCCAGACTTTACCCATATTAGTGAGTTCAGGCAGGGCGGCAGACTCTTGAAGTAGTCGCGCTTTGTCAGCTAGGCGCGCTGCCATTTCTTTATTGCGAGTTACTTCGGTAGGAGTGCTAGATTTTAATTGGTTTAGAGCATCTTCTAAAGATAAAAACTCAGATTTAGCCTGTTGATGCGCTTTTGTCGCTTGAGCTAATTTGTCTCGCGCTGCTTCGGCAATACTACGGTCAACTTTTTCTACACCGCGCGCTGAACTCGCATGAGTGGGTAGCATGATATTTGAGCGTTCGGGTACCATGGCATATCCAGGACCAATTTTAGCTTCTGCATTTTTGACCTGCTTCATAATGTCCCAGACACCTTCTTCATTTTTAGTAGTATCTATTGCGCGAGCAGCGTCAAAATCAGTTAATCCATATGACTTTCCGTAGTTCTCAGTAGCAACTCCTCCTAGGGGCTTTACGACGTTTTTACCTTGTGCTGGGGGCAAACCTTCATCCATAGCTATTAGTTTGCCTAAATCCGTTTTCTGAGTAGATGGAGTGTATATTCCATGTTTAGCTGCTTCAGCTTGAGCTAACTTCAATTCAGCTTCTGCATCTTTTAATACATTTGAAGCAGCTTGATGCTGTTGATGCGTGTCTAAAATATTATTAGCATGGCTTTGAGTTGAGCGTTCAAATGCATTATTAGCTACGTCAGCATTCACCTTAGCCGTATTAAGCGCAGAACCAGTAACTGGAGGTTTGATGACTTCTTCAGTCATAGGTTGATTAAACACCTTACCAGCACCCGCACCTGCTAATGCTGAACCAACGTCCCCTACATCAAAACTAGAAGGAGCAGAAGAAACCGTAACCGAACCTTCAGGAGCAGAACCCGCTTGACCTTGAGTGAGATTATATAATTCAGGATGAGCCTGCTGAAGAAATTGAGCACCCGCATCAGGTTGAGACTGAGTATGAGTTGAACCTTCTTGAGTTAAACTATATAACTCAGGGTGTTGCTGTTGCAACAATTGTGCTCCACTGTCAATTGAGTCAGCCATGATTAATCCTTATTGTTGCGGTTTGTACTTATAGTTATTACTAAGGTAACTATATGCGCTGGCATATTGCTCAGGTACTTTACGGAATGGAGATTCTTTTGAATTAAAGAATTCATTCAAATGAGTATTAGCATAATTCTCACCTTTTTCTCTTACCCAATCAGAATACGCATCTTTTACTGCTAATCCTTTAGAGTTTTCTAATTTACGTTGAGCAGCCCACTTGTCAATAAATTGAGGAATATTATTCATATTCGTATTCAAGGCTTGCATTTGTTGATCTTCATAGTTTGTCAAGCGCGCACCGAATGCAGTCTGGCGATTCATTTTTAGGTTGTTAATCACCTGTTGAGACATGATCATAGCTGCCTCACTAGCTGCCGCTTTCTGCTCAGTCTTCAAAGTTGAATTACGTACTATATTGTCAAACCCAGTTCTGAGATGCCCGATATCGCCTATGGTTACGCCTTCATCAGTTGCACTCATACCGATTTTTGCAAGTTTCTTGATGAATGAATCCTCATCACCTGCCTGCAGTACGCCAAATATTTGATTAGCATCTTTGCGAGTAGCTAAACCATGAAGGCGATCAAGCTGAGCATTAGAAGATATAAAGGCATCGGGTGTTTCA